GAGTTATCAATATCAAATCCAGTGGATATGCTTCCTCTGTTTGCTGTACGCTGTAGCGTTTCCATTAGCTGTCCTCAGGATTAGGTAATATCAATCCTAAAAAAATCCAAAAAAATAATATTATTTCTAACATTAGGTTTGTGCTAGGTTTTGAACTCTACCAATTTCCTGCCAAACTGAGCCATTGTATCTAAAGCTGAAGATGTCAGTCTTGTTGGCTGTGGCTGTTACAGTGGGTGCAGTTGATGCTGCAAATTCAAAGACTGTGTTCCAAGCCACTGTGTAAGCTGTGCCACCTTGTGCTATCTCTACAGAAATAATTGCACCTTCTACAGCATTAGTTGGTGCTGAAAAAGTAGTGTTTTCTGTGGTTGAGTAAAAAGCATTTGCTGCTGCTTGTGCATCCCAAGCTACCGCATTAGAGCTTGAGGTGATTGCAACTTGGCTAATATTAGCTGAAGTAGAAGCTGTAACTTTTTTAGGCATAGTGACAAATTGGTTTTCATCTACGGATATAGCAGGAGTTGTACCTACTGTTGATCCTAAACCAATAACCAAATCATCAGCACTATCATCAAGACCTACATAATAATCTTGAGCATTACCGTCAAATACTATTTTAGTATCTTCGGCTGTTGCATCGCCTATAGTAAGTGTTGGTCCTTGTAAAGTTAAAGAATCAGCTACACTCAAATCTGTTAAAGCATCAACAACAGCTGCTCCTGCACCTGCTCCATCTGTATAAATAATTTTTACTCCACCATTAGGTACAGTTACATTTGCTCCTGAGCCTTGAGAGATGTTGATTGATTGAGAGCCAGTTGTAGCGTTCTCAATAATCCAAACTTTTGATACGGTATTAGGAGCTATCGTAAGCGTTCTTGTTGCAGTTAAAGATACGCCTGAAGTAACTTTTAAATATAAAGCTCTTGCAGGATCAGCACTTCCGTCAGCAATAGTGGTTGTAGCGTCTGCGTCAGAACCAAAAGATGCTTCAGTTGAATAGCCAAGAGCTTCACCAATAAGTTCTAAATTAGTGTTGGTACTTGTTCCCCAAGTTCCTGACTCATCGCCTGTAGCGATTTCTTTAAGTCTTAAGTTGTTTACGTAGGTTGCCATAATTTGTTCCTATAGTTTATATAATAAATCAAAAAGAGAAAAGTTTATACCTTTATTATGCTGCTATTTCTCTCCAGTTGGGTGTTTGACTGTCGTCTACTAGCCCCCAAACGTTTAAATTGGACACTAGACCTGTAGCCGATACACCTGTTAGTGTAAAGTTGCACGCACCACTTACCGTTGGATTTACAAACGGATCTGATGCTCTTAAATTAGCAAATCCAGGTGCAGCGAACCTATTATCGGTTATGGTACTTAGAGTTCCTGTAGAGCCTGTTGCTGCTACACCTGTTGTAATAATAACGGTGGCTTCTGCATCAACCAATACTGAAACATTGCCTAAAGTAGCGTTTACGCCGTCTAATGAAACATCTGCACCAGCTACTGGAGTAACTGTACCTAAAGCAGAAGTACCTTCTAGACCTGTAACAGATATATTTGCTGCACCAGTAACACTAGTTAAAGTGCCTAATGCTGAAGTTAAACCTAGTCCAGCTGTGTCTACATTAGCATCTGCGTTGATAACTACCGATACATCCCCTAAAATGGCGTTAACACCACCAACGGCAGCGACAGCAGTGGCATTTACACCCACACCGCCAACTTGTCCTGTACCTTCTTGTCCTGTAGGGGTGAGGTTTGCTGTACCAGTTATACTGGTGAGCGTTCCTAAATTAGAGGTAAGTTCAAGACCTGTGAGTGTAGTCGAGACTGAAGTTCCGCCCCAAATGTCGGAACCCCAAGTACCTCTACCCCATCCTGTTGCCATTTGAGGCTATATTTAAGCTATTCTAATGATAGCTGTGCTTGATGCTGCTGCTGGAAAAACAATAGTAAAATCACCAGCAGTAGATGTTTTATCTCCACCGAAATCAATAGCAGCAACTGAAGGATCTCCAGCTTCTGTATCATTATAGATTAAACAACCTCTAGCAGTAATTGTAGCTGTACCAAAAGTTAAATCAGCAAAGTCTGTAAAAGCAGTAGTACCACTAGAAGTAGGAGTTACGTTAGTTAAAGTTCCTCCACCTGCTGTGTAGTTAGTACCTGATGCTTCATTAGTAACTGTGTATGCTGTAGTAGTAGCACCTAAAGTTGCTGAACTTGTGTATAAAGCTAGTTTAAAGCTGTCGCCTGTTGAATTGGTAAAATCATGTGTACCAGTCAACAGCTCAGTTTTAAAGCTAGTTGTTAGTGTTGATGTAATTGCCATTTAAAGCTCCTTTAAAATTTTAGCTAAATCTTCATGTCCTTGCGATCTTAGTAAGTTTGCCATTGTGCAACGCTCACTATTGATTGCCTGCTTTATATGATAAAGTATTGTGTTATAAATAGCTACTCTAAAAGCTTCTGCTTGTTGTCTTATATGGGGAGCAGCATTTTCACTTATACCCAATATTCTATCTGTTAACCTTTCTGCCCACCACTCAGGAGAATGACCTTTATTAGTCTCGGTTTGTACGCTTATAGCACCTAAATTTGATTTTACTAAGTCGTCTAACATATTAATACCTTTTTGCTTCTGGAGGTGTGTCAAGGACAGTTCTTATTTCTGTGATATTTTTTAAATTTTTTTCATATTGTTTTTTGTCAAACTCGCTGGCTGTCATAGGTGTAAAATTATGATCTTTATCTATATCAATAACGATAGGATCATCAAGTCTATGATAACCATAAAGTTTTTCATTCAGCGGTAAGTCTGTGTCAAGTAGACTGGACTGTGGTGCTACTCCTACACTAATACCTATATCATTACATTTAGCTATCCAATACTCACAACATGCTCTACCTTGTTCCGCAAAGTGAACGTTACCTTTGTAACTAAAGTCGACACCAAATAAATTTATTTGTCCTACACGTTGATAAAAAGCATAAGCAATAGCAAAAGCTACAGTGTTATTAAGATACGCACATTTAGCATCATTAATAACTTCGTATAGTGGATATTCTATAACACTAGGAGCTCTTTCGTCTAACTCACAAGAATAAATAGGTGTGGTAGTTTTAGGCAACCATTTACGCATAATCCCTGTTTGTGTGCCTGCGTCTTCTGTATCTAAAAATCTACTTACGGGATCTAACATAAATACTTTATCGCATTTAGTAATAGCCCCCATACAATTTATACCCCAGACTTCGTCATATTCTTTACTGTGTGCTAAAGATAAATGAAAATCTACTTGACTTCGTCCGATAGCAACTATGGCAATGTTACTGCCATTTAATTTTTCTTCTCTCACGCTTGTGGTTCTCTCCGTATCTCGTCGTACCTATATTGGTCTCTAGTTGATTTAGCCTCACCAAGATTTTTCAATCCTAATAAAGCCTCTTGAAACTTAGATTCATAAACTGGTATTGATTCATAACTTTTGAGATACGTAGATGCTTCGACTAAACTACCGTATAACATAGCATTAGGAGCATTTTCTGACAGCCATGTAGTACCGCTGTCGCCTGCAGACGTTAATGAATTAGGTCTGTAATAATAGTGCAGCTCTGTGGAATAATCAGAGTCTGGGGATGGAGCTATAATGAATGTGTCTTCATCAAACTCCGCATAGTATTTAGGTAGTCCTGTAGTTGTAGGGTTAGGACTAAAATCCCTTATAAAAGAAACTTGTTTAAGTAATAGATAAGAATAATTACCACTTCCGTCGATAACAGCTAAACTGAACGGTGCTAAAAAATCACTTGGAGAACCTAAATAAGGACTAGAAGTAGTCATATCGCCAACTACGTTCTTTCTAAAGTCGTCTAACTGTACATTTTTTAGTATACGTTCTTCTGTGGTTTCTATAAAATTGTCTAAATTGGAAACTAAACTGCTTTCAGTAGATTCCATATAGTCTTGTATAGCTGTTTTTAATGTAGCGTAAGTCCAACTCATGATGTTGTTACCGTTATTGTTCCTAGTGTACTCGTAGCTGTATCCACTAAATACATTGAACCTATTGTATCACTATTTTGTGCCCACATGATAGGGGAAGTTACTCCATTACTATCTTTAGGGTTGCCTACTATAACATAACCTTGTCCTGTGGTCGGTGCTGAAATAGTTGGTCTTGGTTGATATAAAGCTTCAGGGTCAGCTATATTATGTGGTGGGTCTAGTTGTGGATGTTTAGGTTCGTAACACTCACCACAAACTTTAAAACCAGTCCATTCTTTTCTTAATTCTAAATACGGATAGTCAAAACCACATCGGTCGCAAATAGCTCTAGAAAATTTGCCTTGAGCATAAGCCATTAATAAAATCTCCTAGCAGGGGTCAACATTAGTGATGCCCTATTTCTATCCTCGTCTGCTGCTAATCTAAAATCTTGTTCGTATTGTTGTTTTAAAAGACCTGCTTTCTGAGGATTCTTTTTTAAAGCTATGTAGTAAGCTAGTCCACTAACCATACAAGGCATAAACCTTGAAGGCACTTCTGGGTCTTCAGCAGAAGTATTTACGTCATCAATACGTTGTATTCTGTAAGAAACTAATTGATAATTATTTGTGTCTGGTGTTGGCCATAGATTAACTATGGGGGTTATTTGTCTATCTACAAAATATTGTGTAGGTCTTGCTTGAGTAGTTTTAGTAGGAATATTTAAAAATTCTTGTCTACCTATTCTGTCTATCTCAATGTCAAGCACTGGGCTTTTGCTAGTGTCTCGTATAACTGCAGACAATATATCTATATCGTAGGAGTTTAAATTATAACTAGCTGTGCCTTGAGTTAAATCTAAAGCTACTTCTTCTATAGTCCAAAGATTTACTCCTCTGTTTGCCCAATCAGCAAACATAATATTTAAAGAACGCCTAGCAGTTCTAGCATCGTACCCTGTACGTTGTTCTAGTCCTGCTAGTTCGTATGCTTCTTCTATAGTGTCTGCTATATTTAAAGCAAAAGTTTTAGTTCCTGAGTAAGCCATTAAAATTCTTTAAACACATGTATAACTATAACATAAGTGTCGCCACTAGAAGCACTTCCAGTAGTTAATTTTATGTCGCCAGTTTTACCTGTACCTGATGTATTACGCAAACCACCATATTCTGAAAAGTCTTCAGCGTCAGAAAAGTTTGCAGGTATGTCATAACAAATAGTATCAACGGTGGCGTCCCATAAAAGTTTTACGCTCATACCACTAGTTGAATAAATTATTTTTGCAAGACGACATCCTGTACAAGGTGCTCCATCACTTACTCGTGGTGCTAAAGCACTTACATCTATTTTAGTGACAGCTGACTCACCTGTGCCATCAGACGTATTGGTCAGCTGAATAACAGCTGACCTATCGCCATCTGACAGAGTTGTTGAAGTTACTGCATCTGCCATAAGTGTCTCCTAAAATTAAGAACCAGAGAATGGTGTTACTAAAGTTCCTGAACCTAAAAGAATACCTTCTACAACGTACTTAGCAGTATCGGCAGCATGTACTTTTATAATGCTTCCTGCTATACCACCTTTAGTTGTACCGTTTAGAGTAATGATATCGTTAGCAGCACCTGAAATAAAAGTTTTACCTGTTGCGTCATCTACACCAATATACACACCACCAACATATTTGTCTGTGCCGTCAGTAACAATAGTCATAGCAGTTGCTGCTGTAATAACTAAAAATGTAAAAGTAGCACCTAAGTTGTTAGCTTGGTTTGGGTCTGTAGGATCGCTTGGTACAGTTGAAACAATTGAAGGTAAAGTAAATGCACCGTCTGCATCATTACACAATAAAAGTTTTCCTGCGTGATCGTCTACTGTTAAGGTTGTATTCGCTGTTAAACTAACAACTGAATTTGTACCTGCTGAAATAAATCCTGCCAATGATTTGACTGGACCTGAAAAAGTTGATTTAGCCATTATTGTCTCCTAACTAAATATGTTGCCCCATCTTGGAGTAAGTCTGCCGAGTCAGTTGGTGCAACGAGTTACCTCGGTTTAGTTTATTGTAAAGTAGGAAGGGTAAAAAAGAAAGGGGAACTATATAGTTCCCCTTAATGGTGTATTTAAACACCCACCCCGAAAGGATTAAGCTCCTGGTGAACCATACATTCCACGCCAGTCACTAAAGCCGAAAGAATATCTTTCTCTTGCTTTGTATCTAACGTTTCCTGTTTCGAAGTCACCTTCCATGCCAGTTGACATAGGTGATCTTACGAAATGCTTCATACCATTAGGAGCGTCAGTCTTGATGAAGAATGCATCAGTATCTGTTAGATAATGGTTAACAACGTAACCTTCTGGGAACATTCCCATGTTTTTCATTGCGTTGATATCATTATCTGAAGTTGATACTCTTCCTGGAGATTGAAGAATCCTCTCAGCCACAAATTGTAGTTGAGGTGGAACGATTAATTTTCTAGCCTGAACATTAATCTTGATTCCTCTTTCGTCTTTAAATTGAGAAATATCAATTAAAGCATTTTCCAATGAAGTTTCATTCAAGTCTGCTGCAGTTGTCGGTTCATTTGCCTGATCACCACCAGTTAATGTTGGGTGATTAGTTGCAAATAGCTCTTTACCGTCGCCTCCTGGGAAGCTTGAGTTAAAGCCATTATTAAGAACGTTTGCTGCTTTTACCTGTTTGGTGTTAGCCATTGAACGTGCTAAAGCTCTAGTATATCTAGAAGATAGGCTATCGTAGAGGTTATCTTCGATTGCTTCTTCTGTCAATGAGAAAGCTAAAGCGACAGTTTCATGGGTGTAACGAGATGTGAAAGTTTCTTGAGCTGTGTCATAACTAACTGAAGCACCTTCTCCTTTTACTGGAGCTTGTGCAAAGCCAGCCAACATTACTTCCTCTTCGAAAGCTCTGTCAGAATTTTCAGTGTCAAAAATTTCAGCATGCTCGTTTTCGTAACGATCGTACTCTAGACCAAAAAGTGCATTTAGTCCTGGTTCGAGTTCTTTTACTAATTGAGCTCTATTAATTGCCATCTATATCACCTTTTAGTTATTGCCGAACTCAGAAGTTGGGAAAATTACATACATTCTAGCGTATTGACCAATTGAATTATCAGGTCTGTCAACAAACCCAACAACTTTGGCTATGCCACTAGTTGTAGTTGTAGTTACCCCTTCTTTTGAACGGAGGTTGTTATCATCACCTGCAGTTGTAGAAATCGTGAATGTTCCACCAACACTGGCTTGAGTAGGAGTCCCAGTAGACTGAGCCTCATAAACAATGTCAGGATCGGTATATACATACGCTTTCGCATCTGCAGAACCTAAAGTAGCAGTCGTGCTTGACCATTTTCTGGACCAAACAGGAGTGCCGTCTGTTGCTGTGTATTGTACACCGTAGAACACACCTAGAGGTGCATCAGTAGCACCACCTTGAAGAACGTAACCACTAGAAAGTTTTACTACATCACCTGAAAAAATATCGCCTGTAGCTCCACTTTGAATTGCGAACTCTGATGGTCTAATTGTGCCTCCACTTATGTGGTACGCTGGTGTAAATCCATTTGGATCATTTACATTAGCCATTATTAACTCCTATGTTAATATTAAGTTATAAATTAGTTCTAAAGATTATCCTTTAGAACCACCGCTTCCAAAAGTAACCTTAGTTGACCTAGACGGATTGTCTATGGGCATAATAGGATTACTCTCTCGCATAAGATTGTTGTCCACTGCATCCATTTGGTCGTTAGCAAGTTGAGCATAATAATGTCTTCTTTCTGCGACCGTTTCGGTAGGCATCTTTGCGAGGATTAAGCCACCAACTCCTATGACTCCAGCGTGTTTACCCTCATCGATGGAAGGTGCTTCAAAATCAGGATGGTCTTTTGCCATTACTGGCTCCCAACCTTCACGAATACGTTTAGACATATTCGCTTGATCTTGTTGACCTACCATTGACTCACGTATCCATCTGTATACATAGCCCTCTGGTGGTGTAGGTGCGTCTAATAAAGACGGTGGACTCCATGGTTTTCTACGAGCTGTTTTTTCTCGACTTTCTGCAGATCTGGAGGTTCGATCTGTGTTAGTAGTATTTTTATTTTCGTCTACCATTTTTTACTCCTTAACATGCTTAGCATATTCTTCTAGTGGCACACCTAATCTTTTTGCTATTGCTACTTGACTCGGTGTGAGTTGTACTTTTCTACGTGACCGTGTTCTTGCTGTAGTAGAACCTCTACTTGAACCAGCTACAACCTCGTTCACCATGTTTTGCTGAGTTTTTCCTAATTTATGAGGAAAAGCCTCTGCCATTCTTTTATCTACTTCTGCATAATATTCGTCAGAAGTAGGATCGTAACCTTCCTGTTCTACTAACTGCCTATGAAAAGCAAAAGCACTAGTAGTCATAGCTACGTCAGAGCCGAACCATTCGTTCTTTTTAGCCCAATCTTGAGCTTTAGGATCTGGTTGTACTTGAGCCTGTTGTTGAACTTGACTTCGGGCTTGTATTTCCTTATCAACATCAACGACAGGTTGTTGTACCTGTTCAGTATTTTTTGCTCTGACCCTATTTAGGCTTTCCTCTTCTACTGCTAATTTAGCAATATCTTTTTGAGCTTCGAGCATTGCGTCTGTATCGCCCATCTCGTATGCCTTTTTATATCGGTCTTGAGCAGACTGAAGTTCAGAACCAACTCTACCTTTATACTCATCATATAAGTTCTGGTCAGTTTTTGAAAGTTTATTTTTTGTCTGATTAAGTTCACCCTGAACAGACTTAGCATAATCTATTGCTGCCTGTTCACGTCTTTCAGCTTCTCGAATCTTATAAGTAAGTTTAGCGATACGTTTTTTAACGCCTTCGCTGTAGTCTTCTATTTCATCAGATTCTTTTTTAGCTTCTTGTTGAGGCTCTTCTTCTTGAAATTCCTCATTTTCATCATCTTCTGACTCAGGGAGTTCAACTTCCGTTAACTCTTCCTGTTCAGCTTCTTGTTGCAAGGCTTCATCTGCCATAGTTTGCTCCTATAGTTGCGTAACTCATATTAACCTGATACTACATCCTCTGGATCGTTTATAACTGCTAATACATCGTCATCGTTTAATAATCGCAAGTCGCCACCCTCAATTTTGATTCGTGCTCCTGCGTACCTGCCGAATATCACCCAGTCACCTTCTTGACACCATGCACCTCCAGGATATCTATCCTTATCGGCGTATGCATCTGGACCAAGTGCTACTACGTATCCTACATTAGTGGCTATACGTTCTTTCTCTAATGTTTCATTAGCTAAATATAAACCACCTTTAGTCTTTTGTTTTCTACTGAAAGGTAAGACTAATAACCTGTAGCCTGTTGGGGTTGGGAGTTGTTCTTTTAGACTACTGTCTTCTTGAACACTGTCTGGGGTAAATTTTAAATCCTCTTTAACTTCTGTTGGTTCTTTTTCAAAACGGTCAACAGTTTTAGGAAGAGGTTCTCCGCCTTTACCAAAGGCTTCAACTTTTTTATTCATCTTCAATATCCTTATGCAGGTCACTAATTAAATACTCCGTAAACGACAGACCTGATATTTCGCCTACGATTTTTTGATAATCCTCAAAGTTTTGAATACTACCACTCGCTAGAGTTTGGATTAGTTGTTCTTTTCTTTCTTTTATCTGTTTCTTTAATTTATCTATCAGCATCCCCAATCCCTTCGTGCCCAGTAGTTAGCTTTAGTTTTATCACTTCCTAAACTTTTGCTCCGTGCACAATAAGATTTTTTACGCTGTTTATTTTCTTTGTGCATACCAAGTTTAGCATCACCAAAAGTGATTCGTTTAACATTGCCTGTTGATGGATCTTTAACAAAAACCTCTTTACGTTTTTTGCCATATCCTGAACTCCCTTTAGGTATGGGTCTGGGAGTATTTAATTTAACTGTTTTGCCTCTATATTCTGCCATGTAACAAAATTATAACTTAATTTCTGTAATACACAATTTTTAAGGATTTTCTATATATAAAATATCTAGTCCTGCTGAAATTGAAATATTAGCGTTTGAAGAACTACCGATAGCTCTTACTTCAATATCTGTTTTTTCTTCAAGCTGTATAGGGAAATTATATTTTTGAATTAAGCTGTCGTTGACTGTTACAAACTTATCTTTTACGTTAAAAACACCACCTTGCGGTCTAGTAACAAGCCTTATTATTGCGAATTTATTATTAGCTTCTGTTGCTACTGTTATTTTAGTTTGGTATAGATAAGCTGTATATCCTGCTGGCACTGTCCAAAGTGCCATAAGTGTTTGATTGTCTCCTATAGCCACAGTTGCATATTTATTAGTAGGTACTCCACTTGAAGGAGTAGCCTCAGTTCCTACATATAGAACACCAGCATTAGCACCGCCACTACCTGCTGATAAAACTTCTATTCTGTTTACTCTTATCCAATTACTAGCTTCACCTAATTGAACACCAGTTTGACCGTCCAAGTCTACCGTAACTGATATTTCATTATAGTTAGCATCGAGACCTGAAACTTTTGCACTTGTAGCACCTGTGCTCCCCACGTCATCAAATGCTGATGAACTTGATATATAGAGAGTAGACGCAGAAGCTAAATAGGAGTATAAACCTCCCTGTGCCCAAACAGTTTCAAGTGAATCAACTACTAAAGGATTATAACCAAATTTAAAATTTGTTTTATGGTAAGTTATTTGCTGACGAGCTACTTGAAGTTCAAAAGGCTCTGTTTTGCCAACTCTTGATATTGAGGACTTTTCTGCCATTAGCTTAGTTTAGTTACTTTGTGTTTAGAAGCTATACCGTTACCTTTACACATAACTGTGTCGCTACCGCCACCTCTACTCATCATTTTAAAATCTGCACCAGATATTCTACCGTCTTTGTTTTTATCTAGTTCAGTTTGATCGCCAATTAGACCACCGTCTTTTTTACCTTGTGCTGCTTTTATTTGAGCTTGGGTAGGTGCACCTTTTTCGCCTTTTTTACGCATACGTTCACCTGAACCTCTTTTTATACGCTCACGTTTAGCATGGATATTAGCCCATAGTCCTGGTCTTTTAGCCATAACTACTGCTTTCCACTCCAACTAGCGTTGTGTTTTGTGCCTTGAGTTGCTTTACCTGTGCCTTGAGTTTTAACTTTCCCTTGACCAAATACTTTTTTGAATAAAATCTCTTTTACTCGTACTGGACCGTTGGCTAAGTTAATTCTATTAGGACCTTTTACGTTTACTTTTTTCATGAGTTATCCTTATTTTTTAGCTTTACCGCCACGCTTCATGGCTTTCTTTTTACCTTTAGCCATCGTTTCACCGCCACACATCATGCGTCTACGGTTAGCATTGCCTGCTGGTATTTTCATTTTTCCTCTTTGTTGTCCTGGCATTTTAAATTCCTCTATTTTGGT